CTGCTGATACGGTCAAAACGCCTGAGTCGTTCCATAGCTGGCCAGCAACCGCAGGGTCACTAGTAGGTAAACCTGAAAGAATAACAACGCCAGATGCTGAAAGAGTGGTTGCTGTTACAGAACCTGTAACGGTACCGATGAAGCCGTTTTGTGATGTAACTGGGCCGGAGAAGGTAGTTGAACTCATTATATTTCCTTGTATTTGCAGTACTTCGTTCTATAGTCTCTGCAACGTCCGCTGGGGCGGTCTATAGAACTGGAGTTTCCCCAGTGTTACTGTCTTTATACACGATTTAAACGGCCTATGCAATAAACTTGTTTGATTTTATTAAGTTTTCCTCTTGGGTGATAACTCTAAGGTTCCAAGGTACATGAAGACCGCATACCACATCAGAGTGCAGTGGCACAATATGATCTACTACGTACCGCTCTCCAGTTATTGCTGTGAGACTTTGAGCTGACAGGTACAGCCCACGTATAGCAAGCTTTTGTTCAGCAGTAATCCATGGTGGCGTAGCCTCGCTATGGCGACGTTTACGGGAACTGTTTAATGCCTTATATAACTCTGGGTTGTTCCCTTTATATTTTAATTTATACGCTTTCGCCTCCTCTCTAGACCTTGATGCCGCACGAGCGATTACCGCCTCTCTGTTGCGTTCATAGTATCTCTTACCTGCCTCCTTAGAGGCTTCGGACTTAGGCTGTAATTTACGTTTCTCATTATCCTTTGCCCAATCCGCCTTCATGCATTCTACGCATACGCCTTTTGTTTTCCTTAAGGCTATGTGCCCGTTGGTGCATGGGACTCCAGTGAAATAATATTTGGCTCCGGTGGCCTTTGCCTCAGCGCGATTAGATGGATATTGTGTCATTTTACTCTCCTTGTTTACGATACGAGTAATTATAACACACTTAAATAATTATGTTGTACAAAGAAAAACCCCGCCTTGTGAGCGGGGTTCTTTACAGCTAGATGATTGATTCTAGGGCTTAAGCGCCTGCTGAACCATACATACCCAAGGGGTCGCTGTAGCCGAAGCTGTAACGCTCACGGGCTTTGTAACGCACGTTCCCGGTGTCAAAATCCCCGTCCATTGAATTGCTCATAGGAGTACGGATAAAATGCTTCATACCGTTAGGCACGTCAGTCTTTAAGAACCAAGCGTTTGTATCGGTGAAATAGTTATTAACCGTGTAACCTTCAGGGATTGAGCCGTTGTTTTCAATGGCATTGATGTCATTGTCAGCGGTACCAACACGTAACTTTGTTTCCAACAAGCGTGTTGCAACGAATTGCAATGCAGGTGGGACAAAAAGTTTGACTGGCTTTGCGGCGATTAACAAGCCACGCTCGTCTGTCCATGCGGCGATTTGAATAACTGAGTTTTCCAACGAAGTTTCATTCAAATCAGCGGCAACGGCAGGGATGTTGCTGTTAGTACCACCAGAAACGAGTGGGTGTGCATTTGAAAACAAAGCAACACCGTCGCCACCAGCATAAGTGCCACCAGTGAAGCCGTTGTTCAAGATTGAAGCGGCTTTAACTTGCTTGGTGTATGCCATAGCACGGGCCAATGCGGCGACATAGCGAGCCGATAATGAGTCATAGAGGTTGTCCTCGATGGCTTCTTCGGTCAAGCTAAAACCTAATGCAATGGTTTCGTGGTTGTAGCGAGCAGTCCAAGTTTCCTGTGCGTTGTCATAATTAAGGGCAGAACCCTCATCCTTGACTGGTGCGGCAGAAAAGCCTGAAAGCTTTGTCTCTTCTTCGAACGAACGCTCTGAGGTCTCTGTATCGTAGATCTCTTTGTGCTGTTCAGCATAAGTCTCGTACTTGAGGCCGAACAAAGCGTTCAGACCCGGTAAGAGTTGCTTTAGTTGTTGTGCGCGTGAAATAGCCATGATTTAGCTCCTTATACACCAGTAGTGTTGTTGTACTGGTGGAGATTGATCTTAACGATCAACTCAACGAATGCGTCAGCACCAGTTGCGGTTTCAGGGACCACGTCAACTACACGGACGGGCAATGCGGCAGTAGTACCTTCTGAGCCAGCAAGGACAGACACGGCTGAATTACCAGTGTTTGTGTTGCCAGTGCCTTGGATGATAGACATATTTGATCCAATAGATGCCAAAGCGGCGGTAGACATAACGCTTGAACCGTTTGTTACTGCAACTTGGAACACTGCATTAGGATCATCAACAACGTAACCAGTCGCGTCTGAAGCCACTGTACCAGTAGGCCAGTATTGCGATTGCAAGCGTTGCTTGGTTGTTGGGTTTGTGTATACGCAACCAACGAAAACACCCACTGGTGAACCAGTAGTTGTGCCTGTGAACTTCTCAATTACGCCACCTGTAACAACAATAACCAAATCGCCGTATAAAAGATTAGCGGCGTAGCCTGACGCAATTTTTAATTGGCGCGTAGCGCCTGCGTATGGCATGCCGTCAAGACGGTTGATTGGCTTGAAGCCGTAAGGGGCATTAACAGTAGGGTAAGCCATTTGTTAACTCCAATAAATTAAATTAAGAACCTTTACCAAAGCCACGTGTACTAGTTGATTTCCTTTCGGCAAACAACGGCATACGGGCATCGCTTTGGCGCATGAAGCTGTTATCTACACCTTCTGTCTGTGATTGACTTTGCTTGGCGTAATGTTCATTACGTTGCTGTACGAACTCCACAGGCGTCTTGCATAATAACAACCCACCAATCTCAATGTTGCCGTTATAGCGACTATTGGGATCGATTAGCAGTTTAAACCTTGGTTGCTCTTCGATCGTTACAGGTTCCCAACCTTCTCTGAGTTTTGCAGAGACGTTACGGGGGTCGGCCTGATTCAGGGTCGAAACGCGAATCCAACGATATGCAAATCCCGGTTGTTTGTCTGGGTCAGGGAGAAGCTCTGGTGGCGTCCACTGCTTTGGGCGCTCCGTTAATTCTCGTGTCTGCACATCGCGATCAATTCTTTTTTCAGTCATTTTATATCTCCAGTTTTAAAACTTCTCGAACGTACTGTTCCGGGGTGATGCCTAATTTTTTGATTAGACTCATTTGGTCCTGCTTTAACGTCACTTTTCGGGGTGATGTTGTTCGCTTGGCCGGGGCTACCACCGTAGTGGTTCGTTGACGCGAAGGTTCTTCTGGTTCCTCAAAATTTTCTGCAAACCGCTTCCGCATTGTTTTGTCCAACGTGGCGTAATACTCTTCAGAACCTACAACAGTTCCACCTCGTCTAAGTTTTTCATGTAAACCTAGTGCGGCGGCTGTCATTTCCTCATCCTTTCCAAACCAAGCGTTGCGCTCTTGCCACGCAACCGCTTTAGGGTCAGGTCGAGGTGCCTGATGTTGTGTTTGTACAACATTCTGATCCTCTTGTAAAGGGGTAGGCCGATAATTATTTACTCGCTCCAACTCCATAGTTGCTTTTGTCATAGCTTCTTGGGCTGACATTAACAAATCGGAGTCTCCGCTCTCATACGCTTCTTTGTATGATCTCTTGGCCGAGTCGAGCTTCATCTCAGTAGTTTGTTTAACGGCAGATACATACTCAGATTGACCTGAGTTGATAAGCTGTTTAAACCGCTTGTTCTCTTCCATAAGGCGACGTGTAGCATCAATGCTTTCTTGCCGCTCACGATAAGCCGTCTCTTTATCTCGGCGCTCATCATGCCAGACCTTCTTGAGCTGTTTCATTTTTTGTTTAACATCATCAGAATAATTCTCTAGCTCATCTTGCTCGAGTTCTTCGACGATGTTTTTGGGCATCGGCTCACGACCACGGTCAGCTTCTGGGATGCTATCCTCAATCTCTATCTCCAGATCTTCCTGCTCATCTGGAAACTTAAATTCTGTTTTTTCAAAATTAGACATATGTTCCTCCTTTATTTTCGTTTGATGCCGCGTGGATCTTGAACAACAGCCTCCACGGAGTCATCATTAATAATCCTGAATTCTTGCCCATGGATGATGAGCCTTGACCCAGAATTAGGCCTTACTAAAATAAAATCACCGTCTTTACACCAAGGCCCGGTTGGGAACTTACCATTATCTTGATAGCAATCTGGGCCTAGTTTGACTACAAATAAGACTGTCGTTAAGACTTCTTCATAGTGGACTGTTTCATCCGCCTTCAAAATTCCGCTTTCATATTCCTTGTCTATTTTTGGGATAGCACAAAGAATGCGATAGCCAGAAGGCTCAGGGAGTTGTTTGGCTTTATCTTCGTTAGAGGCACTTAAGTTAATTGACCCTACGACTTGCGGGCTATCGGGGTTTGTGCCGATCAGCAACTCAGTCATCATCTTGCTCCATTTCTTGTTTAAGGCCTAATACGTAACTTCTTGCAATGAGCAGGCCTCTAATCTCACCACAAGTTTTTTTGTACTCTTCGAAACTATCAAAATTGCCAGCGGCGGTGGCCTCAGACAAATGATTGGCTTTATCCAGAATTCTGGCTGACAGAACTTCAAAAACGTCCATACTTACTCTCCCTGTGAATCAATTTTTTTGTTCATGTCAAAAACCATGCGTGAACGGTCTTGGGTTAGCTGGATGCCAGCCTTAAAACCTTCCAGCTCTTTCTTGGCATTAATACCATCTTGATTTTTGGCTATCTGAATACCTGCCTGCAATCCAGCGATTTCTTTTTGGCTTGCAATGCGCTCACGCTCGATCTGGAGTTGGTCGGCTTTGGACGCGGCATCAATCTTGTCCTTCATTGACTTGCGCTCAATTTCCATCTGTTTGATTTGAAGCTCCATTTGTTGCAACTTAACCAATGGGTCTTCTGCTTGTTGTTGAGCCTTCTCTTGAGCGGCCTGTGCTTGGTTTTGTTGCAAGAGACGTTGTGCGGCCTGTGAAAGTAAGGGTGTTAAGCGAGCTTCCATTTCTGGATCTAAATGAATCTCTTCTCCTGCCTCATCCATCTGCGGCGGCATGTTAATGCCCATCTGCTGTTCAATCTGTACGCGATACGCAAAGCCTAAATGCTCGGCTAGGTGAGCCTGTATAGACGCCCCAATGGCGGCGGCGTTAGGACTTTGCCCGACGAGCTTTTGTATTTTGGGGTCTTGAATGGCGGCCATATGAACTTGTATATGGGCTTCGTGATCTTGATAGGCAAAAGCTTTTAATGGTTTTAGGTTTAAGGCATTTTGGTTTTCAGTGACGGGGTCTGTTGGCTTTTGATCTTCCGCTAATGGAACTAGCTTACTCGCCTCCTTGATGCCTAACGCTTCTAACATGTCACGATGTAATAGGGGCATATTATAAAGATTAGGAGCGCTTTGCGCTAACTGTAAGACAGCTTGATACTGAACAATCTTTTGAGCCATCGTTGACGCATTAGGGTCTGAAACAGGGATAACTTCAACCATTTCGTAGTCTTTGCGTCGTGCTTTTCGGCTTCCTTCGCTTGGCTCGTAATCGTATTGCGCGGGCGCATGTTCAGCAATAATGGCCTTTAAAAGCTTTAATTCCTGCTTTAAAGAGAAGTGAACTCGTGCTTGAACAGCTGACATGACCTTTAAGGTGCGCTCTAAGATAGCTAATGTGGTGCCTACAGGTGCATTGGCACTCATATCTGAGACTTGCATGTCTGCGGTGTTTGCAAATCGCCGCCCATTCTCAATAATCTGATTAAGCAGTGCCATTAAAACCTGCGAAGGCTCTTTGTAAGGCAAAGGCATGATGTTGTCACGCATTGCACCGCTTCCAACGTCTACATCACGGAATTCACCCGGTGCAATTGGCGTATCGTCACCTTTTATACGTAGCCCACGGGTTTTAAAGCCACCCGGCAGGTTAGATAATGTGCCAGCGTCCACTAATTGACGAATAATTGCCGTGCCTGACTTGGCATAGGCGCCAATAAGGTGAATTAATCCAAAATAATAGAAGCCAAAGCCCGGAATGTACCCATAATGCACGAAATGCTGACGAGGGCGATACTTGTGATCCTCTGGTTTCCAGTTTCTTCGAATAGACAGGATGGTATTTGAGCCTTTTTCAAGAGTTACCACGTATGGCAACGCAATACCTGTCATTTCACCGTCTTCTTCATGCTCAAAACCGGGTAAGTCAAGCTCTACATGCATCTCTAAGAGCTTGTAACGCTCATCAGATATGGCTTGAAAACCTGTTTTTTCAGCGATTTTCTTTTCCACTTCATCCAATGTGTTGTTTGGCTCACCTAAATCAACATCTCGGTAGAACCCGCCCACTTGAAGCTTACGAACATCATTTTCAGTCTTTCGCATGACATGAGTGATGCGCTCTGCTGACTCTAGGTTAGTGGCACCAAAAGGCACCACAACGTCCTCGGCGGGCACAAAAACAGATACCTGACGCCCAATATTAGGATCTTCATAGACCTTCTTAAAAGCGTTACCTGAAAGACCTAAGCCCCAAATCATACGTTCTGTCTCAGGTCGGAATTCTGGCATTGCTTCAGTTAACTCGTAGTTCATATCCTCTTGAACCCGAGT